ACGAGTTAAACTCAGTGCGCGGCGAGATGCAGCAATGGAAGCAAGAGAAGGAAGCTGAATCTAGCAAGATTATGAACGGCGAAATAGACTCATTCTCACAAAAGAAAGAGTATTTCGAGGAGCTTCGGCCAGCAATGATCCAACTGCTACAAGGCGGTATGGCTAATACGCTGGATGAGGCTTACGACAAGGCATTACGCCTAGACACCGATCTGTATGATAGACAGTCGCAAGCTCAACAGGCAAGCGCAAATGTCCAGAAGATAGGTATGGTAGACAAAGCGGCGAAAGCTGCTAGGGCGGCAGCGGTTAGCGTTAAAAGCTCCACACCCGGAGTAGCGACAACGACCAAAGCGCAAGATAGGCGCTCAATGTTAGTAGAGCAATTTGCTAACCTAGATGAGCGTTTTTGATAACTTAAACTGAGGAGTAAATTATGGCCTTCGCCAATAGTTCAGTTTCAGACATCATTGCGACTAACATTCAAAGTCGTACGGGTGAACTGGCTGACAACGTTTAACTTATAGACGTTATAAAACTCCGTGAATTCGGTGAAAAGCTGAGATGCCAACACCGAGCCAAGACGCACAGGATACCCAATGGGTGCGTAAGGTGTAACGACTAGGACAAAGCGGAAGCAGAGTCCCACGAGCGCGGAGCGTAAGTATCAACCACAGAGGAGTATTCCAAATGGTGACAGTTTACGGTTTAGAGGATGCAAGCACTGGAGCAGCGTATGTAGGCTGCACATCTGGCAAGATAGGTAAGAGGATGCGAGAGCATAGGAGTCTACTAAAAGCCGGTAAGCATAGCTCTAAGAGGTTGCAAGAAGCGTGGAACGATCACGCTGGTGAGTTTCAGATGAAGGTACTTGAGACAATGCCAGCAGAAGTATCAGTGATTGAGAAGCGTGAGCGCGAGTTGTCTTGGATGAAGCACTATAGAGGTAGTAATTTGTTACTAAACGAGAATGAGTATTCGTTTAGACCGCCTCCAAACGCTCCTGCAATGGCAGCAAAGTCTAGGGTAGCTAATGGCTACAGACCAAGCGCAGAAAGCAACCTAAAGCGTAGATTGGCGCAGATTGGTAGACCGAAAGGTCACGGTGCTAAGATTAGCGCCACCAAGAAAGCGATAAAACTTGCGATGAGATAGTCTGCTCTGCATATAAATGGAATATGCAGGTTCGGGATAAAGAGCCTGAACATAACACAAGGACAAACAACAACGCACTTTTACGCCGCTTGAAAGATCGGGGAAATGTTAAGACATTTTCTGGCGGGAATACAATTTTGCAAGAAATCATGTATTCAGATTCGGCAACTAATAATACCAATAGCTATTCGGGCTATGAAGTATTGAATGTTTCGCAAAACAGCCCGATCAGCGCCGCGCAATTCTCTATCACCCAATACGCTGCTGCTGTTTCAATCAGCGGTCTTGAGATGATTCAGAACAGCGGTAAAGAAGCAATCATTGACCTGCTTGATGGCCGTATGAATGTTGCTGAAGCTCAATTGGCTAATCGTATCAGTGGTGACTTGTACCTCGACGGCACAGGAAACGCGGGAAAAAACCTTACCGGATTAGGGGCCGCTTGTCCGGATAGTCCAAGCACTGGAACCTACGGTGGGATTAACCGCGCCACATATAGCTTCTGGCGTTCAGTAGCGTTCTCTGGAACCACCAATGGCGGATCGGCTACTTCAGCATCCAACATTCAAGGTTACATGGACTCACTAGCTGTTCAGTTGATCCGGGGTACGGACAAGCCTGATCTGATCGTTGCTGACAACATCTTCTATCGTATGTACCTGCAATCGCTGCAAAGCATTCAGCGCATTAGCGATGGTGGAAACAGCACTGCTGGAGCTGGTTTTGCTTCACTCAAGTATTACGGCGCTGGTATGGCATCTGATGTTGTTCTGGACGGTGGTATCGGTTCAGCAGCAACTGCAAGTCATATGTGGATGCTGAACACCAAGTATTTGATGTTCCGTCCTAATGTAAACCGTAACTTCGTACCAATTGGTGGCGAACGTCAAGCGGTGAACCAAGACGCGATCGTAAAATTAATTGGCTTTGCTGGAAATTTAACTTCAAGCGGCCCGCAATTCTGCGGCGTTCTGCTGGCTTAACGAGGAGGATATAAAAATGGCTAATTCTACTTTTGGCGTATTAAATTTTGTAACTCCAATGTTCGCACAGCGTGATGCGGCTGCGGTTATGACTCTTGGCACTCCGCAGATCGGGACGTTGAACGACACTTGGGTGTATGTACAAGCATCTGAAGCAGTTGCAACTGGAACCTGTACCGTTAGCGCAGCTTTTGCACTTACGGATACAGCAGGTTCTTACACTGCCGATACCGCTTTTGCATCAGGCGAGTACGGTTGGGTTCGTAAAACGACTTCACCGTTGTAATCTAATTCTGGGGCGGGGTAACTCGCTCCAGTCTTTAAGGAGATTAGTATGACTATTCCATCACGAGTTTTAGGAGCAGGTAACAGTCCTCTGTCCACATCATCAATTTGTGGCACTGGCGCTGTTGGCTTGGTTGCTCTTGGAACAACGATTGCGGATGCACTATTACTATCAGTCAGTCAAAACACGATTACAACTTCGTCAGCATCTACAGGGGTACGTTTACCTCCTACAGAAGATGGTGCTAAGGTAGTAATCCGTAATGACAGCGGTGTGACGGTAACTGTGTACCCGTACTCAGTAGCGAGTACAATCAATGCAGGTGCAACAAGTCTTGCGCTGGCAACAGCTAAGACAGCAGTATTTTATGGAATGTCTGGAACGACTTGGGCTTCTATAACAACAGCGTAACAAACTAGGGAGGGAGACTTCCCTAGTCCTCAATGATAAGACCATTTCAAAAAGGACAGTAAAATGGAAAGCGACATGAATAATGCAGATAACGCTCTGCACGTTGAGTTTTACAAGAGTCAGGAAGAAGGTTACAAGGATGTGCCATTCGTAAGAATACACATACCGGGTGACAAGACCACAGTAATCGACCAGCCAGTACGGGAAGATCACAAAGAGCGTTTTGTCAGGCAATGGTTGTACTTTCAGATGAAGAGCAATGAAGGTGCAGAGGTTTACGGTACAATGCTTTCTAAGTGGAATGCTGACGAACCTAAAGAGTTCGACAAGTTCCAGATGGAAGAGCTACAGATTCTAAAGTACCAGACGGTGGAGCAGGTAGCTACATCTACAGACTCCCAGCTACAGCGTGTCGGTATGAGTGGGTTTGCGTTAAGAGACAAGGCTAGGGCATATCTGGCGAGACAAAACCAGACTGCTGCTTCAACTGCCTTAGAGGATGCTCAGAAGGAACTAGCGATTCTCAAAGAGCAGGTAGCTCTTCTCACTAGCAATAGCAAGCCTAAAATGGGAAGGCCAAAAAAAGAGGATTAAAGTATGTCATCCACGATGCTGCAACTGGTTTCACAGGTAACAAACGAACTAGGTGTTAGTACACCAACATCAGTTGCAGGCAATACCAATCAGGATGTGATTCAGATTCTTGCGCTCATGAATGCTTCGGGGTACGAGTTACTCCGTAAGCATGACTGGCGTAGACTTACAAAACAGCATCGCTTCTACACAGACTATGTAACGACTACAGGTACATGGACTAGTGGCGGCACTACAGTCACAGCAATACCATCGACCACTGGACTAGACAGCACCTACCAGCTAACTGGCGTAGGTATGGCAAACGACACCCAGATACAGACAGTTGACTCAGGCACAGCAATAACTGCCACCCAACAATTCACAGACTCAGGCACAAACGCTACTGTTACCTTTATGAAGGTAAAGTACGCACTACCAGCAGATTACGAATCTACAGTACCTAGAACTCATTGGGATAAGGATAAACATTGGGAGATGCTTGGCCCAATTGACGCGCAACAATGGGAATGGCTGCTATCAGGCTACATCTCTACTGGCCCGCGCATACGTTGGCGCTTGCTAGGTGCATACTTCCAGATCTGGCCCGGCGTTTCAGACAATGAGTTCTTAGGCTATGAGTATAGAAGCAATGGATGGGCCGAAAGCTCACTAGGAGTGGCTAAGACGAGCTTAACAGTCGACTCTGATACCTGCATATACCCAGACCGTTTAGTCGTTCTAATGACGAAACTGAAGTATTTTGAGGCTAAGGGCTTCGATACTACGGCTATGTATAGAAACTTCCTGACAGAACTTGAAGTGGTTATGGCTCAAGATCAGAGTTCAGCCAATCTATCGTTTGCACCAAGACCGGGTACAGTCCTCATTGGCTATGATAATCTGCCTGACACCGGCTACGGAACGCAGAACTAATGGCATTCCCAGCACAAAGAACCGCTGCACAAGTAGCTTCTGTACCTGCTCCAGTAGGTGGCTGGAATGCTCGTGATTCTATTGCGAACATGGAACCTACCGATGCTGTCGAGTTAATTAACTTCTTTCCATCCTATTCAAACGTAGTTCTACGCGGCGGGTACTCTAACCACGCCACAGGCATAACTGGTCAGGTTGAGACTTTGATGAACTACTCGACTGGTACTGGTGAGGAGCTGTACGCAATTGCCGGGACACAGATATATGACGTTACTTCTGCTGGTGCAGTAGGTGCGCCTGTAAAGGTAGGCTTAACAAACGCTCGATGGGAATTCATCAATGTTACGACTGGCGGCGGTAGCTATCTATACCTAGTCAATGGTGTAGACGCTCCATTGCTATTTGATGGCGCAACATGGGCCTCTATTACTGCTGTATCGCCTATCGCTATAACAGGCGTTACGACTACAACACTAGATAATATTACTCTGTTCAAGAACAGGGTATGGTTTACGCAAAAAGAATCATTAAAGGCTTGGTACTTGCCAACTAATCAGGTCGGTGGAGCAGCTAATGTTCTCGATCTAAGCTCTATTGCTAAGTTTGGCGGACACATTACAGACGTAGCTACATGGACGATTGACGCTGGATATGGGGTTGATGACAACCTAGTATTTATTACAAGCAATGGCGAGGTCATCGTGTACTCAGGCACAGACCCAGCAAGCTCTGCTACTTGGGCATTGATTGGCGTATGGAAGCTAGGCGCTCCGATTGGTGATCGCTGCTTCATGAAGTACGGCGGTGACATTCTAATCCTTACATACGATGGATTAATACCACTTGCAGCCTCACTACAAAGCTCTAGGCTCGATCCGCGCGTTGCTTTGAGTAACAAGATACAAGGAGCGTTTACTGCCGCTTCTATACAGTATGCAGACCACTTTGGCTGGCAGATACATTACTCAGCCAAGAATAACGCTGTATGGGTAAATGTGCCTGTAGATGAGGGCAACAATCAAGAACAGTATGTAATGAATACGATTACAAAGTCTTGGTGCAAGTTTCAAGGCTGGGAGGCCAACTGCTGGGAATCGTTCGGAGATAATCCCTACTTTGGCGGCAATGGTGTTGTCGGCAAGGCTTGGGACACAACCTATGCAGACAATGCAACAGACATTAATACTAACGTGCTGCAAGCGTTTAACTACTTTGAGCAACGTGGTGTAAAGAAATACTTTACTAGAGCTAGACCTTCTATATTTACG